TATTCCAGCCAGAATATGAAGGAGTTGTTTAGCAAATGTTTTGAGGATCTTTTGGTTAGTGGGGAGGAGATTGCAGTATGTGAGATAGCTGGAGGAGAGCCTATCATAAGAAAAGGTAATCCTCTTAATATATTTACAATAAGAAGTGGTAATACATATAGGATAGAAGATTCCGATCTCATAATAGAATTGGGATATGTTCCCATTGGACAGATTATTGATGAGTATCATGAGGAGTTAAAGGACTCTCAGATTAAGAAGCTTGAGGATGGATATGCTTATAACAACTCAGCATCTGGAAGGTTGTTTAACAGGAGTCTTATAAATGTCCCTATTGATCTTACTTCCTGGATAAACCAGCAGGGTGGGATAGGTGCAGTTGTAAGTGCATCTACAAGGGCAGCCTCTTTCTTTGGGGGGTCGTTTGATGCTTATGGTAATGTACGTAAGCTTCGTGTCTTGTGGAAAGGGATGAAGAAGGTAGGCATATTGAAATTCTATGATGAGGAAGGTGATATACAAAAGACATATGTTGATGAAGACTACCCTCTTAATGATATAGAGGCTGAGAATGTAGAGTGGATCTGGCTTGGAGAGTGGAATGAGGCTACAAAGTTAGGAGATGATATATATGTGAAGATGGGGCCTAGGCCGGTACAGTTCAGGTCTATGGACAACCCCAGCAAGTGTAACCCCGGTATAGTTGGTAACATATTCAATACCAATGACTCTAAGTCACTCTCCTTTGTAAGTCTTGGTAAGTCATATCAGTTGATGTATAATTTCTTCATGCATAAGCTATGGGAAGAATTAAAGACTTATAAGGGTAAGGTTGCGAGGATCAGCACCAGTATGATCCCAAGTCAGTTTACCATGGATCAGTTCCTGTTCTATATTGACCAGATGAAGATAGTCTTTGAGGATGAGTTCAATGAGGGTAAGAAGGGTGCGGCCCTGGGTAAGCTGGCTGGTACTATGAACAGAGGTTCAGGTAGTATAGAGATAGGTGATCCCGGTGTGATTGAAAGTCTCCTGGGTATACTGACTTTCCTTGAGAACAGGATTCAGGATATTGTTGGTATAACCCCCCAACGTAAGGGAGCTATCCAGAGCAGGGAGACTGTCGGGGGTGTTGAGAGGTCTGTCAAGCAGAGTTCTCTGAATACAGCCAAGTATTTCAGTATACACGATGATTTTGTGAACAGGGCCATAGAGGCTTATATTGAGACTGCTAAGATTGCCTGGAAAGATCAGAAGTTCAAGAGACAGTTTATCCTGTCGGATGGAAGTCAGACTATCCTGGATTTTGACAGTCAGCAGTTTACTGAATCAGAGTATGGTATATACTCAACTAACTCGGCTGTTGACAAGGATATGATGAATACTCTTAAGTCTCTTGTGCAACCATTCATGCAGAATCAGGGTACTCTTTCCATGGTTATAGAACTCTACCGTACTCAGGATCCTGCAGCACTGCAGAGAAAGTTTGAAGCTTTTGAAGAGCAGATACAACAGCAGATTGCTAAACAACAGGAAGCTGTATTAGCCCAGAAGGAGGCAGAGGTTGCCAGAGAAGAAGCTCTTAAGAGATATGATATTGACAAGAGAAGTGAGACTGCCATAGAGGTGGCTCTGATCAATCAGGAGGGTAGGCAGACTACTGAGACTGAGACTGAACCCGAGGATAATAGTGATGAGATGGCTCTGAAGAGGGATGCCCTTGAGGAAGAAAAGAGAGTTAACCGTAGGAAAGAGGGGCAGAAAGATCGTGAGATTGAGATAAAGAGTAAGGTGGCAAATCGACCTGTGACTACAAAAAAATAGTTGTTAGTCTTAAAAAATATCAGAGTTACGCTATACCACGACTTGATTTATAGTCAATAATTTTTTTATTTGAATTTAAAATATTAAATTTGTAAATTATTACAGTAAAAGATATGAATGACAAGAAGATTTTTGATCAGAGTCTGGATGAAATGCTAGAATTTGATGTAGGATTGGATATAAACAGCGTGTTTGAATCTATTCCTGCTATTGAGACTGAACCTGATAAACCTGATCCCGATAAGGTTGATGAGAAGGAAGGTGGTGATAAACTATCACTTAAAAATATTAACAAGGTTCTTGATGAGCAAGCTACTAAAGTTGTAAAGGACAAAGAGAAAGTTGATGAGGTTGTAGAAAGTACTAAGGATAAAAATGATGAGGCCCCTGCCACCATTGTACAGACAACTGAAACTATTTCTGACGCTCCTTTTACTGTAATCTTTGCTAAGGACTTGGTTGCGCAGGGGCTCTTATCATCTTTTGATGAGAAGAAGTTTTTGGATGAATCGAAAGACCTGGGGGAAGCCACAGCTCTTAGAAATCTTATTAAGGGTGAGATAGATGCCAATATTGAGGCAGCCAAATCTGACCTTGATCTCGGGTACCAGGAGTACCTGTCATTAGTTGGCAGGGGAGTACCTGCTGAAACGGCTGGTAGTCTCTTAGATCTTAAGAATAAGTTTGATTCCATAAAGACTGATGACCTGATCAAGGAAGATAATACTGATGTGAGGAAGAGTGTTATGACTGATTATTTCAGGCTTACCACCTCGATGAGTGATTCTAAGATCAGTAAGTTGGTTCAGAGCAGTGTAGATCTTGGGGATGACATAGAGGACTCCAAAGAATATCTGGGTAATCTTAAGGAATTAATCAGGGATCAGATTACTGCTGAAGAAACTGAAGCTAAACAACAGTTAGAACTGAGGAAGGAAGAGAATAGACAGACCCTTGAGTCTCTTAAGGATAATATAAATAGTCTTAATGAAATTATACCCGGAGTGGATATCAACAAGCAGACTAAGACTAAGATGTTTGAAGATCTTACCAAGGAGGTTCAGGATGGTAAGGGAAGGATAACCAATGCCGTATGGGCTAAAAGGGCAGAGGATCCTATATTTTTTGATTCCAGGTTAGCTTACCTGTATGAGACTGGGTTTTTTGATAAGACAAAACCCTGGACGAAAGCCTCTCAGGCTAAGATAACCAAGGAGGTTAGTGAGTTGGAGTCGGCTATTAAGAAGAATACACTTACCAATGTTGGAACTCCGGTGATTCGTAGCCCCGAGCAGGATAAGACGAGTCGTGAAAATATAGAATCTATGAGAGGTATTTTTGAATAATAAAGTATAATATATAATCTTTTTTAAATTTTTTAATTAATTATGGCTAATAAAATTTCCGCCCTCCAAACTGTTGATCCGAAACATTGGAGTGGGTTAACGAGAGAAAGTCATCTTGGCTGGCTTGGTATGCAGGAACCTGAGATTATAAGTAAGACAATGAATAGGTTGTATGAACTGAATGTTGGTTCAGATAACTTTGTCTCATTTATTAATACGCTTCCTACCGAGTATATCAATGATGACGTTGTCTATCGTTGGTTCCTCCAAGGTTCTGATGAACGCAGTATTCCTCTGATAGGGGCTTATACAGATGCAGCTATGACAACTGCTGTGACAGATGCTGCTCAGGCTGGACTTAACAGGGGTATTTTTTATATGAGATTTCCTGAAAGATATTTTGAGGCTACGTCTCATATTGTAGGTAGTAAACCTGAAGTTTACCAGCTTAGGGTCTTGGAAGATCCTGTACAGGTAGGTAATGGATGGCGTTACAAGGTGCAGATATTTTCTGGTGATGATACACTCTGGGTTCCGGCTGCTGAATTGGCTGCTAATACAATGTGGTCAGAGTTATTTGGTATGGTTGAACAGGAACTTTCTAAGAGAGGTACTTCTGTACATCACACCGCTCCCTATCAGATGGAGAATGTAACTGCTATGATTCGTAAGAATTATGACGTTCCTGGTAATATGATCTCCAAAGGTAAGAATAAACCCCTTGCTTTTGCTTTCATTGATCAGAACGGTAAGACACAGACTCGCTGGATTGATAAACTTGGCTGGGACTTCTATGTGCAGTTTGAGCGTGATAAAGCACGTCTGATTGGTTATGGTAAATCCAACAAACTTAGTGATGGAACATTTGGTCACTTGGGTGAGTCAGGTAATACTATACGTTCGGGGTTTGGTCTGTATGAGCAGATGGAGTATGGTAATATTCTAGTGTATAACACCTTCTCCCTGGATATGTTGACTGATTTTGCCATGGATATGTCTTATGGTAAGATTCCTGAGGACAAACGTGAGTTTGTTGTCAATACAGGTGAGTATGGTGCATATCAGTTCCATAAGGATGCTGTTAATAAAGCTAATGCCATCACTTATCTTAACACAAATGTTAACATTAAGACTGAAGGTGGTAAGCTTACCCTTGATGAGGGTCAGTTCCTGAACTATGTAGCTGTTAACGGTATTAAGTTTAAGTTGACTATAGATCCCATGAAGGATGGTTATCCTAATACTCTTAGGCATCCTGATGGTGGTCTGGCTAGTTCGTATATATATGAGATCTTTGATGTAGGCACGACTGGTGGAACATCTAATATTTCTAAAGTAAGTGTTAAGGATGAGGAAGAATTCTTTGGTTACATACCCGGACTCAGGGATCCATTCTCTCCATATAATAATAGAACAGATCCTAGGATGATGTCCACTCCTGTTGATGGTTATTCTGTATTTAAAGGATTTATTGGTGGTGTTAAAATCACTAATATGAAAAAAACTGCTCGTATTATTCCTTCTATTCTTCGGTAATAAACCTGATAATGTGGTGGTATCTTATTGGTACCACCACCACTTATCTTAAAATAAGTATTAATTAAATATGATTACAGTATGGCGATTAGTAAAGATGAAGCGTTAAGAAAGGGGTATTTGCAGAACAAGAAAGTTTATTTAAAACCAGTGATTAGGGGTGGGAAAATGATTACCTCACCGGAACATGTAGCTTACTTTCAGTATGAAGGTGCTTCAAACTGGTTTCAATTGCCCAAACAAGAGGTAACTGGGGTATTAGCAAACCCGTTTACCACGGATGAGGAGAAAGAGTTTTTTGAGAAAGAGTTGGATTTGGATCTTAATATCCACAAGAAGAAGGATAATTTCTGGCATACCTTCTTTGTGAAGGTTATAAAAGATTATGGTCTTATGCATGATGGATATGTTTTCAACCTGGCTGATCCATTAGACAATATTCGTTACAGGGTGACAAAGTTACAGCCCATGGTTGCTCCCAGCTGGGATGAGAAGTACAACAGAGGCGAGTATAGGTTTGCCTTGGTTGATGAGGGTTATGCTGAGGAAGCAGAACAGACTACTACAAATAAGACTATTGAGGCTTATACCTTTCTAGGTAGTATTCAGAACTCGATACCTAACATGAAGGATTTCCTGGGTGTGTATTACTTAGAGAAGAAGGAGATGAAGTTTGTTCCTGAGGATGCTGATAAAGACTGGCTTAAAAAAGAGGTTAGGAAAGTCATAGATAATGAAGTTGATCTTGCACTTAAGATCATAAATGATCCCAGTGCTAAGGTTAAAAACTTCATACTACAGGCTATAAGATCCGGATCTATTGTTAAGTCAGCAAGAAATAAGTATGATATCCCTGGGGAAGGTGTGTCTTATACCTACGATGAAATAGTGGATTATTTAACAAAGGCTGAAGAGATTAAGGCTGATGTGTACCTTAAAATCTTATCCCAAATCAAATTGGCTAAGTAACGATGAATTTCCAAGAAATGCAATCTGAGGCTGAACTGCTGTATGAAAGTATTGACAGCAGTGATGCTCCCGGTTTTACCGGGAGTGAGTGGGGCAGGTTCTTCACCATAGCTCAGCGTAAGGTTGTTTTGAAGATACTCAGAGAGGGTGTCAATAGAGATGCTTTTAATATGTTGGCTATTGAGAAGTTGATTAAGCCAGATTCTTATACTTCTTTTATTGACAGTACCCACTTCAGGAATACAAATGGTACCGTAGCCAAGACATTGAATGTTGTAGGTCCCGGTAAACCATTTAATTCTAAGTTTTTCTGGGTCCTGGATGAGTATGTGAACACTACTATTGTAAGTAATATTAAGATTGTTAGGATCACATATGACTTCTACAGGTCAAATCTTGATAATCCTTTCAGGGTGCCAGATATAAATGAGGGTTTCTGGATGGTGCAGTATAATAACCTTCCGGTATTTATAACAGATGGTTCTGTATTAACCGGTTATTATGTAGTAGCGGTTGAACATCCTGATAATTATCCGATAGTATCTGGGGTTACATATGATGATAATGCGAGTTGTCTTAATGTGAGTGTCCATCCAAGGATTGTTGAAGAGGCTGTTACGTTAGCAAGGATGTCTGTTGTGGATGCACAGGGATATCAGTTAGCCTTGGCAGAGTTTGCGAAATAATAATTTTTAAATTTAATATAAGAATAATATGACTTTAGATCGTTTGACCAAGGAGAATTTTGTACTCTTTGATGGACCTAAATTTAAGGTTTATCACTATTGGTGCAATATACTTGTAGATAAGTTGAATACAATATCTCCCACTACTACAAGTCTTGTGGCAGATACAATTGCTGAATCTACTTCTGGTTCGGGTGTAACAATTGATGGGGTAATCTTGAAAGATGGTACAATAACAACAACTGCACCCCTGATAGCCAGTGTAGATCCTGCTATAACAGCTACTGCCGGTGGTACAAAAGCTGCTGCTTATGTATTGACTGAAGAGCTTAATGTAGTTACTACTTGTGCTACAGCATTGGACAGTTTATTATTACCTGTTGCTGTGGTTGGGTTGGAAATAACTATAGTTAACCTAGGGGTTGCTACCTGTGCTGTATATGGTGCTGGTACAAATACTATTGATGATGTTGCAACAGCTAACCCTGTAATTATACAACCAGAAGATGTAGTGACATTTCGTTGTTATACTACTGCTAAGTGGCAATCAGATTTTGAGGCAGATGGAGTATATGATAGAATTTATACAGATACTATTAGTGAAAATACTTCTACTGCAGGGGTTACCATTGATGGTGTTAAATTAAAGGATGGTGGGGCCACTGTAGTTACAGGGGGTACAAATACATTTAATATAACAAATGGTACAGCTATACTTGATGTAGCTGCTGCAAGTAATGTTAATATTGATGCAAATCTTGCTGTTAGTGGAGCTAGTACTATTAATCAGGATGTCAGTACCGCTGGTTCACCTACATTTGTAAAAACAA